CATTTGTTATACTGGTTCCCATGGTCAGTTTACTTGGTCTGATTACGGTGATAATCGGGGCTTACATGTTTTGGATCTTGGAAAAAATCAGTTAGACTTTATCCAAAATCCATATGAAATGTTTGGTAAAGTCTGGTATGATGATACCGATAAAGATCTTAATGAACTTTTAAATTATGATTTTAGTAACTTTACAAATAAGTTTGTAAAACTAATCGTAACCAAAAAGAATAATCCATATTGGTTTGACTTGTTTTGTGAAAAGCTAGAAAAAGCAGCCCCTATTGATTTTCAAATAGTCGAAGATCATAAGAATTTAATAATGGAAGATGAAAATATGGTGAATGAAGCAGAATCTACCATTGATATTTTCAAGCGACATATTGACCAAATCGGATCATCCAATGTTAATAAAAACAAGTTGACCAATATTATAACCGATTTGTATACCCAAGCACTTTCAATCGAATAGGATTACTATGTCAATAGTATTTTCAAAACTTAGATGGAAGAATTTTCTTTCAACCGGTAACCAGTATACTGAAATTGATTTATCCACTAGTGGAACAACTCTTATTGTTGGTCAAAATGGCGCTGGTAAATCAACTTGTCTAGATGCATTAACTTTTGCATTATTTGGTAAGCCATTCCGTAATATTAATAAGCCACAACTTATTAATTCAATTACAAAGAAAGATATGATTGTTGAGATTGAATTCAATATGGGTTCAAATTCATACAAAGTAGTCCGTGGTGTTAAACCAACTGTATTTGAAGTATATTGTAATGATACACTCCTAAATCAGTCTGCTGAAATGCGTGATTATCAGGAAATACTTGAGAAACAAATTCTTCGTATTAATTACAAGTCTTTTTGTCAGGTAGTTATTCTTGGTAGTGCTTCATTCGTTCCGTTTATGCAATTACCTACCGGTCAACGTAGAACAATTATTGAAGATCTTTTGGACCTCCAAGTATTCACTACCATGAATACGCTGTTAAAAGAAAAAATACAAACAAATAATGATGATATATTACAGAATGGTAATGATCAAAAGTTAGTTAAAGAAAAAATAAAGATGCTTAAAGAGCATCTACAAGATCTTCAGAATCGAAATGAGGAATTTGTAAAAAGAAAACAAGAACAACTGACTTCAATTGAACAAAGTATACTTGCATCATACAATCAACAAACAAAATTCATTGAAGAAGCACTTGGATTTTCATATACTATTGATGAAAAAACTAAGCTAAATAAAAAAATCAATCAACATGATCAACTTCTTATTCAAATGAGAAGTAAAATAGAGCATATATCAAAAGATATTAAATTTTTTAATAACTCAGATAATTGTCCGACATGTACACAACAGATTGACAAAACTTTTAGTTGTGATATAGTATCTACAAAGGAACAAGAAGTATCAGAATTAAATGACGGTATTTCAAAGTTATTAAGTATTAAAGAATCTGTTGAGGAAAAATATAATAAAGTTTTATCTGATGAGGCTGAATATAAGAGATTAATGAATGAGGCCTCAAATGAAAAGCTAAGTATTAAAATTTTTACTCAACAAAAAGAACAAGTTATTAATGAAATCAATAGTGTTGTTTCGGAGACCAAGAAAACATCCGATTATAAAATTTCGGACTTGGAAGCAGATTTGACAACATTGAGTGAAAAATATAATGAACTTCAGGACGATAAGTTGACTCTAGGTGCTGCATCTGTAATGCTTAAAGATGGCGGTATTAAGACCAAGATCATTAATCAATACATACCGATTATCAATAAGCTAATTAATAAGTACTTGTCCGAATTTGATCTGTTTGTTGAATTCGAACTTGATGAACAGTTTAATGAAAAGATCAAGTCTAGATATAGAGATGAATTTAGTTATTCATCATTCAGTGAAGGTGAAAAGCAAAAGATTGATCTTGCTATTCTTTTTACATGGAGAGCAGTTGCCAAACTTCGTAATTCATTGAATACTAACTTACTTATTCTTGATGAAATATTTGACTCAAGTCTTGATGGTAATGCCGCTGATGATCTTTTAAAGATTCTTCAGAATATAAGTCAAGACTCAAATATCTTTATTATCTCTCATAGAGAAAATCTTCACGATAAGTTTGAAAATGTTATTAAATTTGTAAAACATAAGAATTTTTCAAGGATTTCAGAATGAACCTTTTAGATTATAAAGATCCTGTTTTAAAAGAAGTTTCAGAGAAGTTTGACTTCTCCAATCCACCTTTTGATCCTATTGAGTTTGCACAAGAACTTGTAAAATTTATGTATGATAACAATGGCATATATGTAAGTGCACCTCAAGTTGGTATTCCATATAGAATCTTTGCTATGCGTGGATTACCTGAAAACTTTGTTTGTTATAATCCAAAGATTGTAATGCCAGGCGAAGAAGAAATTCGTATGGAAGAAATATCGTTGACATACCCAGGGTTATGTGTTAAAATAAAAAGGCCAAGGCATTGCAAAGTTCGTTTTGCTACGCCTAATGGTGAGGTAAGAACGGAAACATATACGGGTATGACCGCTCGTGCATTTTTTCATTGTATGGATTTCCTTGACGGTGAGGTTTTCTATACAAAAGCAAATCCAATCCACCGCCAACAAGCTTTTAAGAAATGGAAACGATGAATATTTTCTATCTGTCTACCGATGCACGCCAAGCGGCTCAATGGATGGTTGATAAACATGTTGTTAAAATGATTTTGGAATCGGCACAATTGCTGTCTACTGCACATCGTGTATTGGATGGTGTTGAATCGGTTGGTAAATCACCGACGGGTCGTAAACAAAAGACCTGGACTCTTGGTGATGCTCGTGACTCTGTGCTATATAAAGCTACCCATATTAATCATCCATCCGCAATCTGGACTCGCAAGTCGGTTGAAAATTATAACTGGCTTGTAGATCATTTCTATGCACTTGGTGACGAATATACATATCGCTATGGTAAGACCCATAAATCTTTTACTGGTGATTTGGCTTATATGCTTCAGTCTCCACCAAAGAACTTGACCGAATATGACATGACAGTTATGCCATCCGCGATGGCTGATGAATTTGTTGTGGGTGAAGATCCTATTATTAATTACCGTAATTACTACAAGATCGGGAAAGCAAGAATGCATTCCTGGAAAAACCGTCAACCACCTGAATGGATTATCTAAATATGACATATGAAATTACTGAATCGGAAATTACCACCATCCGTAACATTCAAGACAAGCTTTATGGACAAGCAAGTGCTATGGGTTGGCATGATAAGCCTCGTGAAATCGGGACTTTTATTGCTCTAGCTCATTCTGAACTATCCGAAGCACTTGAAGGTGCTCGTAAGGATCTTATGGATGACCATCTTACAAATAGGTCAATGCTTGAAGTAGAACTTGCGGATTGTATTATCCGGATTCTGGATATGGCTGGCCATTTTAAGTTGGATGTTGCCGGGGCTCTGGCAGAAAAGCATCAATATAATGCCAATCGTGCAGATCATAAGCGTGAAAATCGTGCCGCAGTCGGTGGTAAGAAATTCTAAATAACATTTGGGAGATAACCTAATGACAATGAAAGTACGGGATACCTCCCAAGACTATGATGATATGGTTTCCTATAAAGCCAAAGAAAATATTCGGACTGATTTGTCTGTATTCTTTGGTGAAGAAACCGATCAAAAGCCAATTGTTCCACCCAAGAAAATTGATCCAGATTTTCCTGAACAATGGCAATCTTTATTTGTAAATTTTAGATCACATGATGATTTTGTCAAGTTCATGAAACTGATTGATGAAGTCCCATCGCCTAAAACTAAAGATCTTATTTTTAAAGCAAATAAAGATAATGGTATTTTGAATTTTTTTGGAGATTAAAATGAATCTACATAAAACGGTTGAAGATTTGGAAACTGATTGGCGAAATCCGTATGCACAATGGTATGCAGCAGGTATGCCAGCATTTGTTACTAAAAATCTTGAGCCATGGAAACAAATTTCTATTAAATTTCCTACCATGGAAGACCGTAAGAAATTTGCTGAAATCACCGGTTATTCTTTGACAGAAAAAACAAATGTTATTTGGTATCCGGATAAGGGCCGTGAACGAAACAATATGAATAGAGTTATTGAAGATGAGTAAAGCAAGCCGTTACCCGATTTACATTATCAGTAAAGGTCGGTGGGATTCTAGATATACTAGTAAAGCCCTAGAGCGTATGGGTGTTCCATATTATATTGCGGTTGAACCTCAGGAATATGATAATTATGCCGCTGTAATTGATCCAAAGAAAGTACTTACTTTACCTTTCAGTAACCATGGTAAGGGATCCGGTCCTGCCCGTAATTGGTGCTGGGAACACTCACAAGCAAATGGATTTAAGCGTCACTGGCTTATGGATGATAATATCTATGAGTTTTGGCGCTTTCACCAGAATAAGCGTTATCGTGTAGAGAAAGGTTCTGGTATCTTTAGAGCAACAGAAGACTTTGTTGATAGGTATGAAAATATTGCCCTAGCAGGTCTACAATATAAGTTTTTCTGTGTGGATGATTATCCATACCCACCATATATTCTTAACACTCGTATTATGTCATGCTTCTTAATTGATAATGATTGCCCACATAAGTGGCGTGGTCGCTATAATGAAGACGTTGATTTGTCAATCCGTGTTCTCAAAGAAGGTCTTTGCACAATGCTATTCTATGCTTTCCTTTGTGGTAAAGCAAGAACTGGCACTGTCAAGGGCGGTAATACATCAGAAGTTTATAATAACTATGCTGAGGATGCTTCACTCAAGAAGTCACAAATGCTTGTTGAGATGCACCCAGATGTAGTTACTCTTGACCAACGATATGGTCGTGTGCACCATCATGTCGATCTTAATGCTATTATTAATAAGAATGGTCAACCTGCTAGAGATAATCGACCAATCTTGAAAAAAGATGTTGACATTTTCAACAAAGTGGATAATTATGGTATGAGACTCATCCGTGAATGGGATACACCTGAAGCGTATGAAGACCTGGCATATTCCAGTGATGTATATCCACAAGGACGGAAAAACTATTAATGGCTAAAATTTTAATTACCGGTGGAGCAGGCTTTATCGGTTTTCATCTTGCACAAAAACTCATTAATAATAAAGATACTATCCATATCATTGATAACTTCAATGACTATTATGATGTAAAATTAAAGCATACTCGTGCAAAAATCCTATTTGATACTAACAAGGTTGAAATTTTTGGTCATGATCTGAATGATACTATAGCTTTACAAAATTATTTTGATACAAATAAGCCTGACATTGTAATTCATCTTGCTGCTCATGCAGGTGTTCGTCATTCACTTGACCATACTATGGATTATATTCAAAATAATATTGTAGCGACTCAAAATCTTATTGAGATGTGTGAAAAATATAATGTGCAGAAAGTGATTTATGCTTCAACTTCTTGTGTTATGGCAGGTAATCCATTGCCGTGGCGTGAGGATGTTCCAGTCGGTCACCAACTAAATCCATATGGATACACCAAGCGCACAAACGAATGTCAGTTTATGACTTCTAAGATTCCAAATACTATTGGTCTTAGGTTCTTTACTGTTTACGGTCCATACGGTCGTCCCGATATGGCTTTATTTCAGTTTGCAAATGCTGCTGTCACCGGAGAACCAATTAATGTTTTTAACTATGGTGATATGAAGCGAGACTTTACCTATGTGGATGATATTATCAATGGAATTATTATTCTCCTAGATCGTATTATATGTATTGACAAACCGTTGGATGAGATATATAATATAGGGAGAGGCGAACAAGTCCAACTTATGGATTTTATCTCCGAGATCGAAGCTAATTTTGATCGAATTATTACCAAGAATTTTGTCCCAAAGCACCCTGCCGATACATTGGAAACTTGGTCTGATACAACCAAGTTACAAGCTCTTGGATGGAAACCTTCGGTTTCTGTTCCTGAAGGTGTTGCAAAATTCTGTGAATGGTATAAATCATATTATAGGGTAAATTAAATGAAAATTGCTATTATTGGTCATGGATTTGTAGGGAAGGCAGTCGACTATGGCTTTCCCGACATTATGTGTGAAAAGTTTATTTTTGATCCCCTACTTAATAACCCCGTGGAAAATATATTTTCAGTTGATGATATAGACTTTTCTTTTGTCTGTGTACCCACCCCTATGGGTGCTGACGGTAGTATTGATTCCTCTATCATTGAGAATGTTTTGGCCGTACTAAAGAAAAATACAAGCGGAACAATTATAATCAAGTCTACAGTCACTCCCAACATTATCAGTAAAATTTTCCGAGGGCCTCACCGCGATCGGATTGTTTATAATCCAGAGTTTTTAACCGAAAAAAGTGCCAATGAGGATTTTGTAAATCCTTTCATGCATATTTTTGGTGGTAATCCGGACTATACTAGTAAGGTTGAGGAACTATATAAGTATTATAGTCTTTGCAAGCCTTGTCCAGTATATCATATGTCTGCGGTAGATGCCAGTTTTGTCAAGTATGGTGTTAATAGTTATCTGGCATCTAAGGTTCTTTGGTTTAATCAATTCTATGATATTGTTAATTCCGAGGGTGCAAATTTTGGTAAGGTAATCAGCGCTATTACTGCTGACACCCGTGTAGGTAGATCACATACAACTGTCCCCGGCTTTGATGGGAAGAGAGGTTTTGGTGGGGCATGTTTCCCTAAAGACACCATGGCATTCCTGAATTATTCTAAAAAGAATAAGCAAAATTTCTCTGTCCTGGAGACTGTTATTAGAGAAAATAATAATTATCGTAAGGGATATGAAAAGGATACTAGGGAAATTGAACAGAATATTAATTTTGACATGGGAGTAACTAATGCCACCTGAAAAATTTTTGTTTAAGTATAACGAAGGTCAAATACTAGACGAGCTATATGCATATATAATGAAGACATATGGCAGTCATTACGGCGATAGGGTCCAAGCACAAGATCTGATAATTTCATCTGGTCACGCTGAGGGTTTCTATATTGGGAATGTTATTAAGTATGCTTCTCGCTATGGTAAAAAGAATGGTAAAAATAAAGATGACTTGATGAAAGTTCTTCACTATACCGTTCTTGCTTTAAATTATCACTACATTGAAAATGAAAATAAGGAAAATTAATTATGGAAATCTCTATTCAAATTGAGGAACTTCGTAAGCGTAAGTTGTTTCTTGCTGCACCGATGTATGGTGGTCAGTGTGCTGGTATGTTTGCTAAATCTGTAGCTGACCTATCCTCTATCTGCACCTCAAATGGTATTGAACTACGTTCATACTTTTTGTTTAATGAATCTCTTATTACTCGTGCACGTAATTATTGTGTGGACGAGTTTATGCGATCTGATTGTACTCACATGATGTTCATTGACTCAGACATCGGGTTTGATCCTCGTGATGTTCTTGCAATGCTTGCGTTACAGGGTGATGATACAGAATACGACGTTCTTGCTGGTCCGTATCCTAAGAAGTGCATCAGCTGGGAAAAGATCAAGCTTGCTGTCGACAAGGGTGTTGCCGACGATGATCCTAATGTTCTTGAAAAGTATGTTGGTGACTACGTATTTAATCCCAAGGGTGGTGGTGGAAATATCCGCATCGACCAGCCGGTTGAAGTTATGGAAGTCGGCACCGGATTTATGATGACCCGCCGTTCCGCCTTTGAAAAATTTGAAAAAGCATTTCCACAATACAGCTATAAGCCTGATCATGTTCGCACCGAGGCCTTTGATGGTTCACGTGAGATCATGCAATATTTCCAAGCTGAAATTGATCCAGCATCCAAGCGTTACCTTTCGGAAGACTATTGGTTCTGCCAGAAGATGATTGAAATCGGTGGTAAGATTTGGTATTGCCCATGGATGAAGCTACAGCACGTTGGTAGCTATATTTTTGGTGGTTCATTGATTGATCTTGCTTCTATTGGTGCACCTGCTACCGCCGATATTGGTCTACTGAAGAAGACCAAGAAGTAATTTTTATATATTTTATTATGGAGAATGTGAATGAAAATTAATAACAAGACTTTGAATATTCTTAAGAACTTTGCGACAATTAATCCTTCGATTATTGTCAAGCCTGGGAATACTTTAAAGACAATCTCCTCGAGCAAGACCATTCTTGCTCGGGCTGAGGTCCCCGATACATTTGAATATCCATTTGCAATTTATAATCTATCACAGTTTATTGGTTGTATTTCAATGTTTACGGATCCGGATCTTGACTTTGATGAAAGTTCTGTGACCATCAGTGATGGAAAGAATAAGATCGTATATCACTATGCTGATTCCTCAATCATTCTTGCACCACCTGATAAGGATATTAATATTCCATCTGTTGATGCTGAATTTAAGATTTCAGCAACTGATATTCCTAGTGTTGCCAAGGCACTCAGTATTCTTGAACTTACTGAAATTGCAATCGTCGGTGATGGTGATAATATCTTTATTCAAGCAGTCGATAGTAAAAACCCATCTTCCAACCAGTATAGTGTGAAGGTTGGTGCTACTGATAAGGTTTTTAAGGCTATTTTCAAGCCTGATAATCTAAAGATGATTCCTGATGATTATATTGTTACTCTTTCATCAAAGGGCCTTTCCAAGTTTACCGGTACTGAGGCTACATACTACGTAGCTATTGAGGCCACCAGTACTTTTTGATTTACATCTTGATACTATTGGTTTATAATAGGGTAGGGTTTTTAACTCTACCCTTTTTTATGATGGAGAATTTAAATGCTTGAGCAATTTTTGTGGGTGGAAAAGTATCGGCCGAAAAAGATTAGTGATACTATTCTTCCGGTTGAACTAAAGAAAACGTTTCAGCAATTTGTAGATCAAAAGAATATCCCAAACCTACTACTTACCGGTTCAGCAGGTGTTGGTAAGACCACCGTATCTAAGGCTATGCTTGAGGAACTTGGGTGTGATTATATCGTCATTAACGGCTCGATGAATGGTAACATCGACACACTTCGTAATGAAATCCAAAACTTTGCTTCTACCGTATCGTTTGCCGGTGGTCGTAAATATGTAATCCTTGACGAGGCGGATTACCTAAATCCCAACTCTACACAACCTGCTCTCCGTAATTTTATGGAAGAGTTCAGTCGTAATTGTGGGTTCATTCTTACATGTAATTATAAGAATCGAATTATTGCACCTCTGCATTCCAGATGTTCAGTGGTTGATTTTAGTATTCCTAAGGATTGTAAGCCCAAATTGGCATCACAATTCTTTAAGCGTGTAATTGGTATTCTTGACTCTGAAAAAATTACATATGATCAAGCCGTTGTTGCAAATGTTATTCAAAAGCACTTTCCAGACTGGAGACGTGTGCTTAATGAATTGCAGCGCTATAGTGCTATCGGATCCATCGACTCAGGTATTCTGACCAATTTCCAGGACCTATCAGTCAAGCAAATCTTTGATGCATGTAAGAAGAAGGATTTTGATGGAGTTCGGAAATGGGTTCATGATAATAGTGACCAAGATCAGGTTGCCGTATTTCGTTCGGTCTATGAAAATTCATTTGAATATGTTTCAAAAAAGTCTATTCCTGAACTGATTGTTATCATTGCTGACTACCAATACAAGGCGGCATTTGTTGTTAATCATGAAATTAATATGTTGGCATTCTTTGTAGAACTTATGATGCGCTTGGAGTGGCAATAATGGCAGTTAAGCCCAAGCGTGGTAAACAAGCCGAAAAGGTAGATCCAAATGCTATATCTACCATTTTTGGCAGGGTAGTCAAACACGAAGAGAAGGAGGAAAAGGGTGCTGGTATTAATCCTTTTTCGTTCATCAACGATATTAATTTTGGTAAAGAATATATCTATAGCGATGAAACCAAGTCATCGTTTGAGCCTTATATCGTCACCAAAGCCATGTCTATCTTTCCGGACACTCTTTCCGATGCCATCTTTTTAAATGCAAATCACCATCTAGACGAAAAGATGCAACATGACTACTTATTCTACAAGGTAGCCAAGCGCAAGAGATTTAAAAAGGATGGATGGCTTAAGAAGACCGAGGACGAAAAAAAGGAATTAAAGATCCTCAAGGATATAGGTAAAACGATTAATTATAATCTAAATGAAACAAAACGATTCTGGAATATACTGACAGATGCTCAAAAGAAAGACTTCCTGGAACAATATGTCTATCCCGACACAAGAAATAAAAACAAATAAATATAGGAAAATAATAATGAGGGGCGACTATGTCTATAATAGAAACATTCCTGGAAGTGAAACTTGCTGAGGAAGAGGACTTTTTAAAAGTTAAAGAAACTCTTACTCGTATTGGCATAGCTTCTCATAAAGAAAAGAAACTATACCAATCTTGTCATATTTTACACAATCGTGGTAGATATTTCATAGTTCATTTTAAGGAACTATTTCTACTTGATGGTAAAGAATCTGATTTTACTGAAGATGATATTGGTCGCCGTAATACCATTGCCAGTCTTGTAGAGCAATGGGGTTTATTTCGAATCGTTGATTATAAGCGCTTTGAAGAACCAAAAACACCTCTAAATAAGATTAAGATATTGCCTTTTAAAGATAAAGATGATTGGACTCTTGTATCCAAGTATACTGTGGGTAAGAAAAAGCGATAAGGATATATTATGTTTAAGTGGTTATTTAAGCCTAAGGAAGTGAAAATCATCATACGTGATAAAGAACTTCAGAGACTAACCGATCTTTTGTTCCCACCACTCGAAAGAATTGAACGTGATGGTGATTTATATCAGGTAGACTATTCTGTTGATATGAATTTGGATTCAGCCCTTGAAGATCTTAAAGCAGGTATGAACGATAAAACCACCCAAGAGACCATCTCAAGGGTGTTGGATCGACTGATTGAAGCTAGAAAAATACTAAATGCTTATCCAGTACTGGATGAGAATACCAAGTTCCTCATTGTGGATAACCTACCCAACGAAAAGGAAAGAGAGATTAATCCCCAGGAGGACTAACCTTCTCTTTCTTTCGGTTATAGACTTTTTTAGACTCTACGACTCGTTTTCTGAACAAAGGTGTGTGCAGAGCCCGAGCAATAGGATTCCGCTTTTTTGGAACCGGACGCTTTTGCATAACTTTTCTCCTTTTGATGTTTGTTAAAACCAAGATAAAGTTCTGATTCCATACCGTGAGCCTCAACCTCCCATGGCCAGGTAAAATAACCACCATCATTCTTTGAGTGGTGCTTATTATGCCAGGAACACACAGAAGAGTCTCTTAGGTAATCTTTAAGTTCACCTAGTGCATATTGTTTCACATGGACCATCTCGTGCGCTAGCGCCAGCAAGGTCCGTTTTTTACCCATACCACCATCAATACGGATCGTAAATTCACGTGGTCGGATATTAATGTCTTCCCACACACAATCCGCATCAATCTTATCTTTACGAACAAGTCCTTTCACAACCACAACTCGAATTTCGATGTTCTTCAGCAGTCGTTTACTCATCATGGTTTCCCCATAATGGACAAGCGACTCAAAGACCATATTCGGATCAACCTTTGACGGTCGATCAATGAGCGTGATATGCATTAAAACTTATTCTTAGTAATATGATTCTTAGCATCCTTTTGGGTCTTGAAGTAAAGGATCGAACCATCACGGGCCCGTAGGTTATTCTGCATGGTATTATCCCACACAAAAAATTCACGGGTCAGTGTGGATTCCATGACTTGGAAACGATTTTTGATCAGTTCCGAGACATAATATCCTGGTGAGTTAATTTGAAGTATAACAGTCATATATCTCTCCTCAATTTATAAGTTATTATAACAAACTTTGGGGGTAAAGTCAACAAGAGTTTTGTTAACATTTTGTAATCCGAGTCGACGATTTTTTGGTTGACATACCCCTCAAAATGGGATATATTACCTATATAAACAAGGGAATACCTAAATATGCTTACAATCGAAATTAGTCAAGAACAAGCCGATGAAATTACAGTCATGACTTTGACTGGTTCAGCTCATACTCTTGTTGACTTGATTGATATAAACAATAAGAATCCAAATGAACATACCGAGGCTGATAATAAGTATTTGATTGACATGCTTCAGTCAATCAACGAAGTCCTAGATTACTTCGGTGGAGCACGAATCTCAATTACTTAACTGACTTGACTTCTGCGGGCTTGGTGGAATGGTAGACACAAGAGACTTAAAATCTCTCGGTTAAAAGCTGTACCGGTTCGAGTCCGGTAGCCCGCACCATTACTAAATGTTAATACTTTTTTGGTTGACAGACACTTAAAAATATGGTATAATCCACATATAAACAAATTGAGGATCCTTAGTTCAGCGGTAGAACACCGGACTTTTAATCCGTATGCCCTGGGTTCAAATCCCAGAGGATCCCCCATTTGTTTGACCTTTATTATGAAAGATATATAATGTCTGAATATGATTATAGGATTCAATTTTTGGATAATTCTGGTTGGCGTACTTGTGTTACTTTTACGGCCCTAGCAAATGGTGCTCAGGTCATGAGGGAAATGCAACAGGCGCAAGTGTATTATCCAGAGTATCGAATTCGTTGTGTTGATCACAATGATCGACTGATTGATATGTTATAAATAAGTCTATGTCGGTGAAGTGTTATGGTAGCACGTAAGTCTCCAAAACTTGAGGCGAGGGTTCGACTCCTTCCACCGATGCCAATAAGTTTAAGGGCCAGTCTTCTAATTGGACTAGGAACCCAGATTTTCAATCTGTGCAATGCGGGTTCAAGTCCCGTCTGGCCTACCAAGTTTTTTGCTGTTTGACAACTTGAATGTATAAATAAGAACGGGTAGCTCAGAGGAAGAGCGGATGCCTCTTAAGCATCGGGTCGAGATTTCGAAATTCTCCCCGTTTAGACTTGCTTTATTATAAATAGTCCAGTCTATTATAAACTGGAGCAATAATGTACTATACCATTTATAAAATTACAAACAAATTAGACGATAAGTTTTATATAGGCAAACATAAGACTAAAGACTTAGATGATGGTTATATGGGTTCAGGTATTTTAATCCGTAGAGCTATTGAAAAACATGGTATAGATAATTTTAAGAAAGATATCTTACATATCTTTGAGACAGAAGTTGAGATGAATGAAGCCGAAGCTAGACTTGTAGTTATTGGTGAAAATAGTTACAACCTTTGCCCAGGTGGTCAAGGAGGATTTAATGCTCATGCACATAGTCCTGAGGCAAGTGCTAAACGATCTGCTTCTGTTAAAAAACATATGTTAGAAAACGAAAACAGACGAACACAGCTTGTTAGTTGGACAAACATAAATGGCAACGGAATGTTAGGTAAAAAACATTCCGAAGAAGCAAAGAAAAAGATGTCAGGCTCACGTGGAAAATATAATGTTCAAAAGACAGGAATTAAGCGAGGGCCTTACAAAAAACGAGTATAATAAATATTTGGATCCTTGGTCGAGTGGCTTAGGCAGAGGTCTGCAAAACCTTTTACAGTGGTTCAATTCCACTAGGATCCTCCAGAGTTTTGGTTAGTAGCTCAATGGTAGAGCAGGTGACTGTTAATCACCCGGTTACAGGTTCGAGTCCTGTCTAGCCAGCCAAGTCGCACAAAAACTGTTCCTATCCGGTTTTGTGCATTGTGTAGATAGGATACGCTTTTGCTGTCTGGGGGTAAGAGAAGAGATAAACTTGCTATTGAAATCAATGGTGGGTTAGCCCAGACCAAATTTGCTTCCTTAGCTCAGCTGGTAGAGCATCCTCTTGATAAGGGGAAGGTCGATGGGTCGGGACCATCAGGAAGCACCAAGTTTGCCGGATTAGCACAGCGGTAGTGCAGCGGTTTTGTAAACCGAAGGTCGGGAGTTCAATCCTCTCATCCGGCACCATTTTAAGGTCCTATAGCTCAATGGTAGAGCGGAGAGCTTATACCTCTCGTATACACTAGATTGGTGTGCGGTTGGCGGTTCGAGTCCGTCTAGGACTACCAAATTTTGCGGGATTCGTATAGTGGCAATACCTCAGATTTCCAATCTGATGCGAGGAGTTCGATTCTCCTATCCCGCTCCACTATGGCGCTAGAACAGGTGTTCCGATTGGTCTCATAAGCCGATACGTGGTGGTTCGATACCACCTGGCGCCTTATAAATAGGTTTACTAATACGGAAGAATGGCCGAGTGGTTGAAGGCAACGGTCTTGAAAACCGTCGAGGGTTAAGAGCCCTCCGTGGGTTCGAATCCCACTTCTTCCTCCAGTTTATTGGAATGGTGGCTGAGTGGCCTAAAGCTCACGGTTGCTAACTGTGTGAACCTTAACTGGTTCCGTGGGTTCGAATCCCACCCATTCCTCCAGTTTTATAAAAAGGATATAAAATGACTAGTTATTCTATTGATGTGCTTAAAAAAGCTGCTTTTGAAGACGAGCTTATGAATGTCCTAAGTTTAGAGACTTTAGAGAATAGAGATGAAGCTTGGATAATTATTCAAGATTATTTCAAAGCTCGACTAAAAGAACTTGACGTAACGACAAAACGATAGTATAATAGCATTATAACTCGGTGTAGCGCAGTCTGGTTAGCGCATTTGCTTTGGGAGCAAAGGGTCGCAAGTTCGAATCTTGCCACCGAGACCATTATGGGAGGTTAGCTCAGTTGGTAGAGCGTCACGTTTACACCGTGAATGTCATCGGTTCAAACCCGGTACCTCCTACCATTTTTATTGCCTGATAGTTTAACGGTAGAACTCCGGTTTTTGGTGCCGGTTGTGTTGGTTCAAATCCAGCTCGGGCATCCATTTTAGCCACCTTGGTATAGCTGGTGCGTACATACGCCTGAAGAGCGTGGGGACTCTGTTCGATTCAGGGAGGTGGCACCATTTTGTTGCATTAGCTCAATTGGATAGAGCGTCGGTTTACGAGACCGAAGGTTAGGAGTTCGACTCTCTTATGCAACACCATTTACGCGCGTGTGACGGAATTGGCATACGTACTAGTCTTAGAAACTAGGTTTTGGGGGTTCAAGTCCCTCCATGCGCATTATTACGGTGGTAGTAGCTCAAAGGCAGAGCGTTGGTTTGTGGAGCCAAATGTTGCGGTTTCAAGATCCGTCTATCACCCCAATGGGCTTCTAGTGCTAGTGGTAACACGTCGCCTTTGCACGGCGAAATTCGGGGTTCGACTCCCCGGAGGTCCACCATTTTTTGTGAAAAGATAAATATCAAGAATATCTTATAAGGAAATCTATCTTGAAAACTTTTCGTCAATTTATTGAAAGCTTTGATGCCGCAGAGTTTCGTGCTAAAATGTCTGCCCTTAAATCTAGAGAAGAACTGAGAAAATCCAATCCTGTTGGTGCTAAAGCTCTTGATCTAGCTGATAAAGAAAAACAAAAAGCTATGTCTACCAAAAAAACTTCGGATGTAGATGCAAGATCTTGGGATCAAGATCAACCATCACGTCAAGACGTAAATCGTCAATATTATCCTCGTCGGGACGAATAGCACAAATAATGGGAGAGCTGCTCGGACGGCGGACGGGCACGGGACTGTAAATCCCGCACATAAGAAACGGAGTTGGTTCGAATCCATCCTCTCCCACCACTTCATGGCCGTATAGTTTAATGGTAGAACGTTTGCCTGTCTAGCAAGTCGCCGGGGTTCGATTCCCCGTATGGTCGCCATTTTTATTTATTATAAATAACCCCACTATCAACAATTATAAGGGGTTTTCATGAAATGGATAAAGCAGTCCCGCCACTGGGAAAACATCTAATACTCGATATATGGGGTGAAGTTGGTTCACTTCCATATTGGAATATGGATGAAGCAGCAGAGTTATTGAAACAAGCTGCCATTCATGCAGGTGCCACGGTTATGACAGAACGTTGGCACCATTTTGGCTCCGGTCAAGGTTATACCGGGGTTATTATTTTAGCTGAATCCCATATTTCAGTCCATACGTGGCCTGAGAAAGGATATGCTGGTATCGATGCATTTATGTGTGGTGACTGTGATCCACGGACATCTCTTGATATGATTCTACAATTTTATAAAGCAGACCGACATAATATGACGTTTCTGATACGTGGTGAAGAATAAAGGAAAGGCAGGACAAAAACCCTGCCTTTTTTTATGAGAAAATGGTTGACAAACCACCTAGGGTATGGTATAATATACTTGTGTTGGTAAGGAATTAATCATGCAATTACTAAAACCCCATATTAATAATATTGGTTCACATAAACGGAAATTAAATGCCAAGCAACTCAAGGCTAAGGCCGAGCATGAGGCATGGTTGCTTAAGAATGGTGTGCATCCAACTCAACTAAAACCACAAAAACGTGGTAAACTTAAGACTCTATTCTCTCAACCAATCGAAAAACTTTCAGACGGTAATTTTACTGATCTTGGTAAGACTGGTATGAAGAAAGAAGAGAATAAGTATACTGGTGATAAGTTGGTTGGTATTGCTATTATGCATAAAAGTTGCCTTCAACCTGTATTCAGTAAAGAATCTGCAAAAGATTCTGCACAAATGAGACGTTGATAGTAAAAAATATCGGCTTTTTTGATATATAATATTATGATATGAAGGAGATCATACATGGCTTTTACAACTGCTTATAAATGCACTTATAATGAAATTGAAAGAGACCGCACATCAAAGAATTTTGGTATGATGGTTGAGCGCTCTCAACGTTTTTCATTCTTTAATGAGGCTGTTGATTTTGCTCGTAAGATTTCCAATACATCGATCAGTATGGTTGGGCGCCCTCTTATTGAAGAGGTGAAGCGATGACTTATGTTTCTAGGTTTAATGCAGAGAATCGACTCTGGGAACTTGGATATTTGATTGGCGCACATTTCTTTGTGATGTCACGATATCCAAATGTTTAGAACTATAGTTCTATTAGCTGGTCTAGTGGTGGTTACAGCGTGTGTCCCTGTAACCACCACTTATACGCATCAACCATATTACTATAATAGGCCGCATTATAGATCATATTATCACAATAATTACTATCGTAATCGCAATCATTACGATCATTATCATTATCGTTGAGTTTGATTCTCTTGTGGTGGTGTATTGATAGTAGTTCTGGCGTTCTCTAAAAACGCTCGAATAGCGTCAATACTATTCCTACACTGCATGTTGTTCTGGTATAACGTGACAATAAACCTTGCAACC